GCACGTCGATCGACATCGTTACCGTGGTGCACGAGCATCACCCCGTCTGCAAGGACTGCGGCGAGGTCCTGGTCGAGGCCCTCGTCGTCGACGGCATGCCCACCGCGGCGGGCTGGCGTGCGATCGGAGTACGCCTGGCGGCGAGGATGGATGTGCGCACCTTCGACGCGGGCAAACGCGGCCGCTTCGAGTTCATCACCGCGCGCCAGGTGCAGCAGCGGCTCGACCAGGTCGTGGGCCCCGGCAACTGGTCGACGAACGTCCAGATCATTCGCTCCGAGCACCCCGTCTCGGCACTGGTGGAGTTGTGCATCTTCGGGGTGAAGAAGGCCGACGTCGGTTACAGCAACAACCCGGACGCGGAGGACCCCGAGGACAAGAGCTACGAGACCGAGCCACTCAAGGCGGCGGTCTCCGACGCCCTGAAGCGCGCGGCCGTCCAATGGGGAATCGGACGGTTTTTGTATCGGGAGATGCGGCCATGAGCGAAGGCCTCAGCCCCCGCATCGCGCAGCAACTCGCCCTCGTCGACCGCGTCCTGTCCGAGCTTTCGCGGTTCGGGCCCGATTGGGTCGAGGCCCGCAACGCCCTGATCGAGTTACGCGCCCTCATCATTGCGACCGCGTCCGAGGCCGTCTGATGAGCGTCGCGATCGCGTCCTACCGGACCCCGCTGACGTGCGACGAGTGCGGGTGCTTTCGGAGCAAACACGACAGCACGTGCTCGCAGTGGAGCGAGCCGGTCCTCGGCTTTCGCTGCCACTGCGCCACCAGCGGCGCCGGCGCCACGTGCCCGTTCTCGACCGACGATCGCGCCGAGATGATCGCGCACTACCGCGAGGTCCACTGCTGGACGACGTCGGTGCTGCCGGGTGAAGCGCGTGTCACGGCGTAGGCCGCCCGTGCTGCACGCCCTGGCCCTGGTTCTGCTGGTGATCGTGGTCGTGCGGCTCGCGCTGGATCTGGTGTGCCTGGTGTGCCGCGCGGCCATCTGGCTACTCGTGCAGGTGTGCTTGCTCGTCGAGGCCGGCCTCGAGCGCCTACGGGAGCCGCGAAAGTCTTCGATCCTCGAGATTCGGCCACAACGGACACGTGCTCGAGTTCAGCCGCGCGCGACCAACCGCGGCGCCGCGGCCGACTGGAAGGCATATTCAGCGGCCTACTGGAATGACTACGACCATCCGCCCTTGTCCCGGCGCTGAGGATCGACTACAACCCCCGAGCGTCTGTTCGCGCGCCCCCAAAACGGGGCGCTTTTTTGTGCCCGCTGCTGGAGGTCGAATGTCGCACGCCGTCAGCCGTCAGATGGACGCGACCCGCGGCCAGCGCATGGCCGAACGCATGGCGCGCGTCATCGGCAGCTGGCGGTTCCTCATCATCCAGAGTGCGCTCCTGGCCACCTGGATCGCGTTTAACGCCAGCAGCGCGTTGGCGTGGGACGTGTTCCCCTTCATCCTGCTGAACCTGTGCCTGAGCTTTCAGGCCGCCTACACGGGCCCGATCCTGCTGATCGCCGCCAATCGCAGCGCCGAGCGCGATCGACTGCTCATGGAGCACGAAGCGCACGAGATCGAGGTCCAGCAGGAGGTCCTCGACGAGATCGCGACGCTGACGCGCGAGATCCACCGTCTGACGACTGAGCTGCATCGCCGCGGCGCCGTTTGATTCTTTGAATCGAGGCTGTGCGTTTCAAATGACCGCAGGCGGAGCACGACAGGGCGCCGGACGCCCGACCCGGAAGAAGCCGAAGGCCGACCCAACCGCGGTCGCCGACGCGCTCGCGAAGCTCCTCGAGATGGCCACCGGCCTGTCGAGTGTCACGCTCGAGCTCGACAGCAAGCAGCAGGTCAAGCCAACCGTCGACGCCTACCACCGCAACGTCCACACGGCCGGCACGCTGGCCGAAGCGGAGTTCGACCGCCTGATGGCCAAGTACTACCCGAAGCCTGCGCCGGCGCCGGTCAGCACCGCGGCCTTTTCAGACGACGACCTGGAGCTGCTCGGGCTGCAGCGGATCCCGCCCGCGCGGTCCTCGCTGCCAGAGCCGGCCTGATGCCCAGAGGTGGCGCTCGAGCTGGTGCCGGTCGCAAACGCACCGCCGACAAGTACGCGTCCAAGATCAATGCGGCTGAGAAGCGCATCGCCGATCGGCTGCCGCAGCTGATCGACAACCTGCTGTACCTGGCCAACGGTGGCTACGAGATCGGCTCCGAGACGCGCGAGCCGGCCGGCCTGGTCTTCGCCAAGGGCGACGGCAGCGTCCAGCCCATGCAGGACCTGCATCCCAATCTGTTCGCGGGCGACCCGCCGGGTGAGCGGCTGTTCCCCAGCCTGCCCCCCGACGAGCTCGTCGTCACCAAGCGCGTCGTGTCGATCGCGGCGCCCGACCGGGCCGCGAACCAGTACCTGATCGATCGCATCCTCGGCAAGACCATCGCCCCGCTCGAGGTGTCCGGCCCCGGAGGCGACCCGATTGTCTTCAGCCTCCACCTCGGCGACGCGGAGCCAACCGGCTAAGCGCTGGACGTATACCCGCCCCAAGCTGGCGAAGTACCAGCTCGACGGGCTGTTCCACGACCAGCGCTACGGCGTCATCGAGGCGACCACCAAGGCTGGCAAAACCGTCGGCTGCATGGCGTGGCTGCTCGAGCAGGCCGTCGCGGGCAAACCTGGCCAGGAGTTCTGGTGGGTCGCGCCGATTTACAGCCAGGCCAAGATCCCGTTCAAACGGATCAAGCGCGGGCTGCCCCTCGCCGTGTACACGGCGCACGGCACCGACCTCACGATCACCCTGGCCAACGGCGCGGTCATGCGCTTCCTCGGCGCCGACCACCCCGACTCGCTGTACGGCGAGGACGTCTACGCCGCGGTCATCGATGAGGCCACCCGCTGCAAAGAGGACGCCTGGATCGCGATCCGCTCGACGCTGACGGCGACCCGCGGACCGATCAGGATCATCGGCAACGTCAAGGGTCGCCGCAACTGGGCGTACCTGCTGGCGCGCAAGGCCGAGGCGGGCGAGCCAGGCTGGCACTACGCCAAGATCACCGCCTACGACGCGGTCGCGGCGGGCATCCTGGCCGCCGAAGAGATCGAGGACGCGCGGCGCACGCTGCCCGCCCAGGTCTTCAACGAGCTCTATTTAGCCGAGCCGTCCGATGACGGCGGCAACCCCTTCGGACTGAAGGCGATCGCCGACGCCGTCGACGCGCTGCACCTCATCTGCGAGCCGCGCTGGTGGGGCTGGGACCTGGCACGGTCGAACGACTGGACCGTGGGCGTGGCGCTGTGCGAGCACGGCCGCACGTGCCGCTTCGAACGCTGGAATCAGTCGGACCTGCCCGCGACGCGCGTGGAGAACCCACTGCCCGGGGATCCGAACCTGGCCTACTGGACGATCACGCTGCGGATGGTCCGCGACCTGACCGCGCACATCTCCGCGCTGGTGGACTCGACCGGGCCAGGTGGTCCGATCGACCAGGCGCTCAGCGCCGGCGGCATGGGCAACATCGAGGGCTATGTCTTCAGCCAGCGGTCCAAGCAGCAGCTGATGGAGGGCCTGGCGGTGGCCATCCAGACCCGCGAGGTCGGGTTTCCTGACGGTCCGATCCGCGACGAGCTCGAGACGTTCGAGTACGAATACACGCGGCTCGGCGTGAAGTACGCTGCTCCGGCCGGCCTGCACGACGACTGCGTGTGCGCGCTGGCATTGGCGCAGCGGTGTCGCGAGGTGAACCCTGGCGGCCCGCTCATGCTGTGGGGCGAGCGCGACGAGTACGACGGCCTGGACGACGATTAGTGCCAGGGTGGGACGGAGTCGATCTCCAGGATCGCGGCGTTCGCCCACATGCGCGCCAACTGCAGACTGCGAATGGCCAGGGTCCGCTCCGCGTTGGACGGCACCAGGGCGATCAGCTGGTCGTAGAGCAGCCCGCACGACTCGCTGATCGTCGTCATGCGGCCGGCCTGCTCCTCGGTCGGCTTGTGGTACTCGAACGGGTGCCGGCTCAAGTCCGCGCGCTCTCGCCGATCGTGTCGCCCGCCTGGATCTGCATGATCGAGGGCGGAGCTTCCGGGGTTGGCGCCACTGCACCGGGAGTCGCCTCCGGGGCAGCCGCTGGAGGCACCACTTCGGTGGGCACGAGCGTGGCTCCGCTCGGCGCCGTCGTCAGCTCGACCGCGGGCGGCTCGTCCGCCGGCCGCGCGCTCGCGTAGACCTCCTCGACGGTCGCCAGGTGCCGAACGCACACCCCGACCGAGAGGACCTCGTGGGCGCTGGACACGCCGATGCCGACCGTACCCACTGCTGGCTCGCCGCACACGTGACGGCCATCTCTGAACAAACACGTTGCTGCTGCTGCCATGTCCACACCGTAACCGACTGACTGCCACGACCACCGGTCCTCGCTCGAGGCCAGAGAGGACCGCGACATTGGCTGGTTCGGGTTCCCCGTTCGTCTTCGCCACCGCCTCGACAAAGTCCGTCAACCTCGGGCCCATCTCCGGACTGCGCGAGTGGAACTTCTGGCAGCGCGACGCCATTCGCGAGCAGCACGCGATCACGCCCAGCCAGGCCTACAGCCGGGTGCCATGGCTCTATCGCGCGGTCATGCTGCGCTCCAACTCCGTCGGCGACGTGCCATGGGTGATCCTGCACGGGAAGACCGAGATCCTGACCTCGGAAGACGACGAGACCGCACCGCCGGCCGAGTTGACCTGGGTCCGCCCGCCGCCCGTCGGCCGCAACGTCGACCCGACCCGCGCCACGCTCGGCGAGTTGCTCCGCTTGATCGAACTGGACCTGTGCCTGAGTGGCAAGGCCTACTGGCTGACCGACGCCAACCGGCTCGGGAAGCGCAAAAGCTACCGACGGGCGCTGCCCAGCACCATCGCCCTCGACACGGATCCGGACGTCGGCCTGAAGGGCTTCATCCGCACCGTCGGCGACAAAGAGACGCCGATCCTCCTCGGCACCATGCCGTTCTGGTGGCTGCCGAACCCGGACGCCGAGATCGGTCCAGGCCCATCACCCGCCAGCGTCGCCCTGCGCGCCGCCGGGCTGATGCACAACATCGACGAGTTCAGCACCGGCTTCTTCGACCGCGGCGCCATCAACACCACCATCCTCAGCGTCGAAGGCAATCCCCAGGACAGCGAGCTGCGCAAGCTCGAGACCTGGTGGAAGCGCCTGCTACGGGGCAACAAGCGCGCCCACGAGACCGTGGCACTGCGCGCGAGCATCAAGCCCGTCGTCGTCGGCCAGCCCCCGAAGGACCTGGCGATGGTCGAATTGACCGATGCCAAGCGCATCGAGATCAGCGTGGCCCTGGGCGTCCCGCAGGGCATCCTGGACGACCAGCACGTCAACCGGGCGACCGCCGAGCAATCCGAGTGGAACTACTGGACGCTGACGATCCTGCCGGACTGCGAGCTGATCGAGACCGGCCTCAACCGCCAGGTCTTCGCCCCGCTCGGCTACGAGTTCCGCTTTCAGCCCCAGAAGCTGGAGGCCATCCGCCGGCGCAAAGACGCGAAAGCCCTCGAGCTGCTGTCCGCGGTCATCGGCGGCGGCATCACGCAGAACGAGTTCCGCAACGGACTCGGCCTCGAGCCGATGCCGGGCGGCGACGAGCTCCGCGTGGCACCGGTAGCGCAGGTCTCAGCGGGCGAGCGGGTCGGCGGACTGCCGCGTGCCGGCTCGGCGGCCGCGTAATGGCCGGCCGAACGATCCTCACCGTCGACGTCCAGGGCGGCCCTGCGCTCATCGCCAAGCTGGGCAAGGTCGCTGCCGCCGAAACACTCGCGGCGCCGCTCCAGAAGGCTGGCGAGCGCCTCCAGCGCGCCATGCAGGGCTACCCGCCCGAGCTCCCCAACCAGACGTATGAGCGCACCGGCGACCTGGGCAACTCGTGGAAGGATCCCGTCATCAGCGGCCTGACCGCGACCGTCAAGAGCTCGATCGCGTACGGCCCCTTCGTCCAGGGCGACCAGGCGCAGACCGCGCCCTTCCGCGGCCGCTGGATCACCGGCTCAGAAGCGATCGAGCTGGAAGCGCCCACCATCCAGCGCGATTTTCAGGAGGCCATCGACGCCGCGCTGAAGTGAGCCGTGTATGCGATGTCGCATACCCCCGCCGCTCAGCCGGCGGCCACACACAGCAGGATCGGGTCCCCGGTGTTCGGGCAGCTCGTCCAGAAGTCGAAGCGCGCGCGAGGGCTCGCTTCGAACTCGATCGGGTGAGCGAACTTCCGCCACTCGAGGGCCCCGTGGGCTGCGCCACAACGGACACACGGGTCGACGCCCAACACCAGCGGAAGCGCCTGTTTCGGCTTCGCCTCACTCACGATTCCAACCCTAGCACCCACGAGCCCAGCGCAGAGGTCGGGTCTTTCCCCGCCGCCCGAAGGAGGGCCCGCCTGTGCGCAATGCGCTTGCCATCAAGTCGGAGACCGACGCCGCCCTGACCCTCGAGGGCTGGGCCGTCGTCTTCGACACCGCCACCAGCCCGGGCGCCGACCTGTCCGGCGAGTACTTCTCCGCCGACACCAACTTCTGGCTCGACCAGCTCGGCGCCGTCAAGATGGCGTTGTACGACCACGGTCAGAACGACGCCGTCAAAAGTGCCGTGCTCGGCTCGGGCACGCTCGAGCGCAAGACCGTCGACAGCGTCGAAGGGCTGTGGTTCACCGCCGAGCTCGACAAATCGGTCGCCTACGTGAAGCAGGTGGCCAAGCTGGCCAAAAAGAGCCTTCTCGGCGCCTCGACCGGCGCCGTCAGCCACCTGGTGGAGCGCGTCGACGACGCAGACGCCGACTCCGATCGGACCTGGATCAAGTCCTGGCCGATCGCCGAGGTGTCGTTCCTGGTCACTCCGTGCGAGCCGCGCACCATCGGCTTCGAGTCGCTCAAGGCGCTGATCGACAAGGGCGAAGCAGCCCGGGCGACCATCGAAGCGGCGCCGACGCTCCCCGCCGGCCGCGACCTGAAGTCGACGTCGTACGAGCAGATCCGCGACCAGGTGTCGCGGGTCATCAACCGCTCGGACAGCTCGCCGTTCGACCTGGCCGACGCCGACTGGTCCAGCATCGTCGGCACCTTCCCGGATCACGTCATCGTCGAGCGCGTCGACTACGACGCCGACGGCGACGGCGGCCTGTGGAAGATCGGCTACACGGTCGACGCCGCGGGCGTCGTGACCCTCGGCACGGCCGAGCAGGTGACCACCGAGTACCCCGCCATCACCAAATCGCTCGTCAAGCACGCGGCCGCCCTGAAAGCGCTGCTGCCCCCTGAGACGTCGGCTGCGACCAAGCAGACGACCCCGCTCGAGGCCTCGGAGCCCGCCACCCCCGAGGAGCCCGAAATGTCTCAGGCAATCCTGGACGCGATCAAGGCGCTGAGCGACGACCTCAAAGCCACCAACACCCGCATGGACGGCATCGCCGTCATCGCCGAGGAACCCGCCGTCAAGACCGCGGGCGTGGCCGTGCCGGCCGTCATCATCGCCAAGCCCGGTTCAGCCGACCAGGCCGAGGCCGAGTTCAAGAGCTTCCTGGGCGGCGGTCCCTACCCCCGCTCCGCCTTCAAGGCGGCGCTCAATGAGGGCACCAACTCGCAGGGTGGCTACGCCGTCCCTGCCAAGTACAGCAACGACCTGGTCACCCCGCTGACCGACCTGTCGTTCCTGCGGCTGGCTGGCGCGCGGATCATCAAGCTCGAGGGCACCGACGCCTTCCACATCCCGGCCCTGACGTTCGCGTCCGCCGCGGTGCTGACGGCCGAGGCGGCCGCCTACACCGAGGGCGAGCCGACCATGGCCGAGACCCTCTTCGCGCCGTGGAAGCTGACCCGCCTGGCCAAGGTCTCCGAGGAGCTCGCCGCGGACAGCCGCTTCGACCTCTGGGGCCAGATCCTGCTGCCCGACTACGCCCAGAGCTTCGCGGCCGCCGAGAACTCGTACTTCACCACGGGCACGGGCACCAGCCAGCCGGCGGGTGTCGTGACGGGCGCGCCGACCGGCATCACGCTGGCCACGGGCAACACGCTGCTCATCCCCGCCGACTCGGTCATCGACACCTATTTCTCGCTCGACTACAAGTACCGCGCGAACGCGGTGTGGATGATGAACGACGCCACGCTCAAGGTCGTGCGCAAGCTGAAGGACAGCCAGAACCGCTACCTGTTCGAGCCCAACTACTTCGCCCCAGGCAACGGGATTGGCACGGCGCAGGGCCCGGATGGCGTCCGCTCGAGCGGCACGATTCTCGGCAAGCCCGTCATCACCAACAACTCCATGGCGGTCCCCGCGGCCAACGCCAAGACGATCCTGTTCGGCGACTTCAGCTACTACTGGATCGCGGACTGGGCTGGCCTGGAGATGCAGCGCCTGTCCGAGCTGTACGCCGCCAACGGCCAGGTCGGCTTCCGCGCCTTCCATCGCACCGACGCCCACCTGATGCTGCAGGCGGCGATGACGCTGATGGTGCAGAGCGCCACGTAATCAGCACCCGGCGACGGCGACCTGCCGCAGCTCGAGGTTCGAACGGACCTCACTGCGGCATGCGCGCCGGAGTCCGCAACACAGCCGATGCCTTCCCATGGGGCGCGCGGGTTCACGACCCAGCATCGGCTCCTATCACAACGCCTGCCACTCGGCGAGCTCGTCCTCCTCGAACTGGAGCCGCTCGGTCTCCGCACTCACCAGCGCCGAGACGATCACCCGGTGGTTGTTCGAACGGTGCCCGACCGGTTCCACCGGCAGCAACTGCAGCAACTCGCGGACGCGCCGTCTCAGATGGACCAACCGCTCCTGCGCGCGCTTCCGCAGCACCACTTCGCGATCGAGACGCTTCTCGAATTCCTCGCGCTCGTTCGCGTCCACCGCCCGGAGGGTAGCCCATGTCCTACGCGCCACTCTCCAGCCTGAAGGACCGCCTCAACGTCGTCGACACGGCCAGCGACGCCATCCTGCAGGCCTCGCTCGACTGGGCCGACGCTTTCATCAACGCGTTCTGCAACGAACGCCGTTTCGCCGCCTACACGGCCACCCGGCTGTATGGACCGGACCGCATCGACTGGGACGACACCGGCTACACGGGCCCGATCCCACTGGTCTACGGGCCGTACAAGCGGCTGTTCCTCGACGAGGACCTGCTGACGGTCACCGCCATCACCAACGGTGACGGCTCGAACATCCCCACCAACGGGTGCTTCCTCGAGCCGTTCAACGCGATCGCCGACAACTCGCCCTACCAGTCACTGCTGCTGAAAAGCGCGTACGCCTGGATCTGGACCCCCGACGCCCAGATCGCGATCGCGGGCACCTGGGGCTACTCCGCCACACCGGACGCGCTGGTCATCAATACGGCCCTGCTCCTGGCCGAGTGGCACTACCGCGCGCGCGGCCCCCAGTCGCTGACCACCGTCTTCGACCGCAAGACCAAAAAGGTCACGCTCGAGGGCTTCCCCGAAAAGGCGCTCGACGGGCTCGAGATGCGGCGCAGGTTCGCGCGGTGACCACCATCAGCCAGGTGTTCGACGCGTTGCAGCTGGTCAACGCGGGCATCAAGGGCGTCAAGTTCGCGCCCAGCTCCAGGAACACCCCGAATCAGCTCACCCCGGGCCAGCTGCCCGCGGCGATCAGCTGGTACACGGCGGACGACTGGACCAAAGGCGGTCAGACCCACTTCATCGTCGAGGTGTACGTCGCCGCGGTTGGCCAGGCGAGCCCGACGTTGGCGATGGCCACCTGCCTGGACCTCATCCAGCGGTTCCGCGACACCTTCAAACCGCTCCTCGCCGTCGACGGGGTGTCGATCATCCGCGAACGCCACAGCCATCTGGGTGGCTTTGGCAGCGATGGGATCCACAAGACGCTCCACTACGCGGGGTCCGAGTACTTCGGGTTCAGCTTCCGCGTCGCGTTCTTCGGTCTGTGATGGCGACTGACGCCGCGCGCGTGCAGCGCTGCCCGACCTGCGGCCGGCTGCTCGGCTACTCGCGCGTCCCCACGAACCACCCGAACTGTCCGGCCCAGCACGAAACCAAGTGCGGCAAGTGCGGCGGCCTGGTGGCCCTCAGCATGGACCCCCAGATTCCGGCCAGAACCGTCTAAATCCAACCCCCGCCCGAGCCCTCCGAGGCCAGCGCTGCACGCCCTGGAGGTCCTTCACCGTGGCATTTTCGCCTGGCTTCGACGCCGCCCTCACCTTCGCGGCGACGGACATCACGCCGTACACGACGTCCGTCAAGTTCACGCCCGCCCGCAAAGACTTCGATCTCGCGGTGCTCGGCGGCGCGGCCGTCAAGACCATGGTCGGTCCGGTCAAGACCATCATCGACCTCGCTGGGTTCATCGACCCGACGCTCACCGCCCTGATCACGGCGCATAT